TAAACTATGATACCCAGTTGCATTAGTTTTAGAATTATGTTAATAAGAGAGTGTTTGATGGTTTTTGTCTCTCTCCTTGGGACTTAGGGTATTCCTTTTGATATCCTAAGTCCCTACTTAATTATTATGCTTAGAACTATTATTGTTGTACTACTTACTACTCTTCTATATTTATATTATATTTTCTTTCTACTAACTAGTAGATGAAATATAAAATTAAAGATATATTTGGGCCAACAATCCAAGGGGAAGGTGCTTTGATGGGTACACCTTGCGCTTTCCTGAGATTCAGCAAATGCAATCTTTGGGACGGACGGGAAGAGAGTAGACATCTCGCAGAGTGCAAAATTTGCGACACCGATTTTCTGGAATACAAAAAAATGACCGCAGAACAAATAGTCAAAAAGTTAAAGCCCTACAGAAATTATGCGGAATGGTTGGTGGTGAGTGGTGGGGAGCCATTGTTGCAATTTGATTTTAATTTGGCAAGCCAGTTAGATGAATGGAAAATTTGTGTGGAAACAAATGGAACACAAGCCATTGACTTTCAGGTTGACCATGTAAGTTTTTCTCCAAAAACAAAAATGGAACGAATCAAATTAAAAAAATGTGATTCTTTGAAAATCTTATGGCCTGACCCTCTTGGTCTGCTTCAAGAGTTCGATTCGTTCCCTGCCAAAAAAAGATTTTTACAGCCCATCAATGGACAGATTAGTTCAACGCTAGACAAACTATATGAATTAGGGGGGAGATATTTGTTGTCTCCACAACTTCATAAATATATAGGAGTCATGTGATGTTTATTTTAAAAAAAGAGTTTCGCTTTGAGGCAGCACATTATCTGCCTCTAGTTCCAGACCGCCATCCATGCAAACGACTCCATGGACATTCTTATGCCGTGGCGATTGAGGTTGGCTCGAAACATTTAAAAAATGGGTTCGTTGTGGATTTTGCAGAAATTAATAAGTTAATTAAGCCAGTCATAGAAAAGTTAGATCATCAACTGCTTAATGAGTTCGTGGAGAACCCAACCGTTGAAAATTTGTGTTCCTATGTTGCGGATAATTTTTTAGCCAACATTGTAGATAACACATACGACAGACGTGATCAAGAAATATACCTTTTAGCCGTGGAAGTTTCAGAGACAGCGAAAACGAAATGCAGACTCGAGTTGAAGGAAGTCCTATGAGAATTTATCTTGCCAACCACTCTAGCCCTACACTTCATTATTTAGCAGGGAGGTATCTAGGTAGGATAGGGTGGCTCTTAACGCCTGATGGGTTTAAATCATGTAAACCTAGGCCTTGGATACCTATGGCCTTCGATAACGGAGCTTTTTCGGCATATCAAAATAAGACGGAGTGGAATGAAGAGGCATGGTTGGAAATGTTAAAGAAAATTGATCGACTGAATATTGAGCCTGAATGGGTTTTGGCTCCAGATTGTGTGGGAGACAAGGATGAAACCCTTAAAATGTTTTATATATACAGATATCATCTTAGTTCGAGAAACTTTAAAACTTTTTTTGCCGTTCAAGACGGGTGTTTACCTCAAGATGTACCTACAACCGCACACGGTATATTTGTAGGAGGGACTCTAGCTTGGAAATGGAAGACTTTATCCATGTGGTGTAAGGCCTTTAAAAGGGTACACGTTGGCAGAGTAAACCGTCCTAATCGACTAATTCAATGTTACAAGGAAAAAGTGGAAAGTGTAGATGGTACGGGATGGTTCAGAAGACCTCCATTAGAATGGCAGGATGAATTAGAAACATTTTTCAACAAACATTCAGATACAAAGGAGAAACAAAAATGACAGCTTTAGCTTCAATGGTACTCACCGTATTTACTTCTTACCTTGTCAATCCATCCTGGTTTGACTCCGGTTCATACCGCTATGAATCCACACACTCTACTCTAGAAGAATGCCAGCTAGTCAAGCATGGTTTAGATGCCGTCTGTGCAGGAGACTCTCCGTCTCACCTGTATGTAAACTACGATTGGCATAGGGATGAAGATGTACCAGAGGATTTCAATAAGCCTATGGTGTTCACAAAGTGTGATTATTGGGCAGGGTGTTATTCGCATAGACCAGTAACAAGGACTAACACAGTACAATGATCTGGATTGAGAGCTTCCTATCTATATGGGCTTTAGTAGCCATTAGATTGTTAGCTCAAGGCCACAAGGCAGGGCCTATCGTTGGATGGATAGGTCAGGTCTTGTGGGTTTCCATGTGGATATACACTAGACAATATGGTTTTATTCTTATTGATGTCGGACTAGGGTATATCTACTTGGAAGCTTATTTTAAAGGTAAAAAAAGTGAATAAACCTATGAGTTTAAGACACCACTCAGGACTATATACTCCAGAAGATTTAGACAAGATCACAGAACTAGGTGATTCACTAGATTTAATAGAAGGTGCAGTCTTGGTGGATGGAAAGGATGCAGTAGAGCACAAGAAAAGAAACACCAAGATAGCATGGGTACACCATACCCTTGAAACAGCTTGGATATTCATAAAGATGGCTAAACTATGGGAGCTAGAACCTATCTCTATGCTGCAATCATTTCAATATAGTTTATACAATGTCGGGGGTCACTACGATTGGCACAGGGATTTAGGTGCTAATGATGAGATCGTGAGTAACAGGGTGATATCAGGTGTTCTTCAGTTGAGTGAACCCACAGATTATACAGGTGGTCTACTGGAAGTAGAAAATCATTTTGGCCCACATACGATTGAGAAAGAACGGGGCATGGTGACTTCTTTTCCTGCTGGATGGAGACACAGAGTTACACCTGTTACTCACGGTGTTAGAAAGACTTTAGTTATGTGGGGGTTGCGTTAGTGTTACACAGGCAGAAACTTTTAGAAGAAGAAATGATAACCTTAGGTGTTAAAAGGTATCGTCACGAAAATACAGAGGCTAGAAAAGGTAAACATGAGTCTACTACTCCTGCTGGTATTCAATTCATTCGTAAAGGCTGTGGGAAAATAAGTAAAGCCTTAGATAAACTGAAGCTAGACTATATCAAAGGTGAGCCCATCCAATGTGAAAAAGAAGTGATGGAGCTATTAACTAACTCTGTATCTTCTGAGGTAGTCGCTTTCTTAGCTTTGAAAGCTTGTGTTAACCACTTGTCTACTCCGGTTAAACTAGTCAAGGTAGCTTTAGAGATCGGGTCTTTCATAGAAGATGAAACAAGGTTCAGAGCCTTTGCTAAAGAGAATGCTCCCTTGTTTGGTGTGGTTACTAGGGATCTCTCAAAGAGAACCACTAATTACAGGAAACAAAAAAGAGTACTTGTCCATTCAGCTAACAAAGCTGGTATTGAGTGGCATAACTGGTTAACTTCAGATAAAACCAGGATGGGAGTATTGCTTATCAAAATGGTTTGTGAACATACCAAATTATTTGAAATTAAGAAACATACTAATGACAATCATAAGAAGTTTAAAAAAGTGTACTGGTTAGAAGCTACTGAGGCTAGTCTTAAATGGATAGATAATAAAAATAGTGTATGTGAGTTATTAAGTCCAGTTAAGATGCCTTGTCTTATCTATCCTAGAAAATGGGATAGCGTTTATACTGGTGGTTACTACCAGTACACTAATATGAATTTGGTTAAAACTAATGATGCAACATATCTTCAACAATTAGACAATACTAATTTAAAGGAGGTGTTTCATGCCACCAATATCGTACAAGGAACGGGCTGGAGAATTAACAGTAAAGTCTTTGAAGTTATGGAAGCCTTATATGACAATCAATCAATGTGTAAGGTTGTCCCTGAGTTTGGACAAAGACACATGGAAGAGCCATACCCTAAAACAGGGACAAAGGAAGAAATAATAGAATGGAAAAGAAGAGCTACACTACTACATTCAGAGAATGTCAGGTTAAAAACAAAGCGTATACAGTTTGCTCAGTTAATGTGGATGACAAGGAAATTCAAGGATGAGAAAGCTATCTATTTCCCTCATACCTTGGACTTTCGTGGACGTATGTATGCCAACACAGCTTTCCTCAATCCCCAAGGTGAGGATTCCGCAAAAGGCTTGCTGGAATTCTCTACGGGAAAAGCTTTGGGTTCTTCAGGATTGTCATGGTTCAAGGTACACCTCAGCAATACTTGGGGGTTCGATAAGGCATCCTTGGAAGAAAGGTTCGAGTGGACTGAAAACAACGAGGACTTAATACAGAGAGTTGGTATTGATCCTCTTAGAAATCGTGAATGGATGGATGCAGACAAACCTTGGCAATTCCTTAGGGCTTGCTTTGAGTATGTTTGTTGTAACAATGATGAGGATTACATATCTCATCTTCCTATCACGGTGGATGGTAGTTGCAATGGTCTCCAACATTTTTCTGCTATGCTAAGAGATGATGTTGGAGGCTCTGCAACTAACCTTATCAACCATGAGCAACCGGAGGACATTTATGAAATCGTTAAAAAAGAAGCAGAAAAAGGAATGGTTCTGGATAATAATCCTGACTTCACTTTATGGAGTAATGGTTGTCTATCTCGTTCATTGGTTAAACGCCCAGTAATGACTACTCCTTATGGAGCTACCCTATATGGAATGAGGGATCAAATACATGAAGAACTTAAAAAGCAAATGGATAAAGGTGTGGTATTTCCTGGTATTGATAATGGGATTGATCTCTGGCCTCATTGTAAATACTTGGCTCTTCATATCTATTCAGCTATTGGTAGAGTTGTGGTCTCTTCTAGACAAGGCATGAAGTGGTTACAAGATGTAGCTAAAGCTGCTAACAAATTAAAAAGACCTATATACTGGACTCTTCCTACTGGTTTTGTAGTTAAACAGAAGTATATAAGGTCTGTAGTAAAACAAATTAAGACTATAATAAATGGACGGATGGCTTCTTTATTTGCAGGACATAGTGATGCTGAGAAGATGCACAATTTTAGACAAGTCAATGGTATTGCTCCTAACTTTGTTCATAGTTTGGATGCTTGTCACCTTATGAAAACTATAATTAATGCTAAAGATAATCATGGTATTGAATCGTTTTCTGTAGTACATGATTCTTTTGGCACTCATGCCTGTGACATTGAACAATTAGGTATAGTGCTCAGAGAAACCTTTGTAGACATTTATGAAAAAGATGTATTGAAAAAATTTATGGAAGAACAGGGAGACTTAGATTTGCCAAGTCTTCCTGAGTATGGTAAATTAAATATTGAGGAAGTGAAAGATGCAGAATTCTTTTTTAGCTAATTCAAATGTAAAGAATGTGTCAGCAGGAATGATGGCAGTAGTAGATTCAATACATGAGTATAGTAAAGCAGAAAGACACGCTATAATTCTTAGTGTGTTTAATTGTTTATACAATAACAAACTTGAAGAGTTGTACAGCGTTGCTGATGTAATGCTGATGGTAGACACAATGAGAGAAGAGTGCAAACGCACAAAGGTTCCCGAATTTGGGGGAGCAGAACGATACATTAAAGGAGAATTATAATGGCAAAACAAAAGTTTGAAACCCATGTATCACCAGCTGGAATTGCAGTATACCCTTGGCTTAACAAACCGGATACTAAGTTTGATGCTGACGGAGTATTCTCAGTTAAACTTATCTTTGACAAGGCTGCAACTAAAAAGATTAGTGACGTGGTAAAGCCACTTATGAACGGTGGTAAAAACAACCCTATTAAACCTGAGGTAGATGATCAGGGAGAAAAGACAGGGAAGTATGTTGCTAACTTTAAGATGAAAGCTCATGTAAGAACCAAAGGTGGTGATGAGTGGGATCAGAAGCCCATCCTGGTGGACTCTAATGGTAATCGTATGATTGCAGCCATAGGTGGTGGAAGTAGACTTCAAGTAGCCTATGAAGCAGTACCCTATGATGCTATGGGAGGTGGTGTTAGTTTGAGAATGAAGAAGGTACGGGTGCTTGATCTTGTTGAGTACCAAGCTAAGGATGATGGTACAGACTGGGGTAAAGAGAAGGGCAGCTATGTAGCACCTAAGGATGAATTTGAAGAAGCAGAGGATGTAGTAGATGAAGATGAAGAAGATTTCTAGCAGTCAGTTGCGTAGGGGTATGAAAGAGGGGTATCGTTCAGGACTTGAATCTTCAGTAGGAGCACAGCTTAACTCTGCTAAGGTCAGGTGGGAATATGAGACTGAACGTATCCCGTATACTCCTAAAGTAAAAACTTATACTCCTGATTTTATTTTAAAAGGCAAAGGGGTTAAGTTTTATATCGAAACTAAGGGTAGGTTCCTTGGGTCAGACAGAACTAAACACCTTCTGCTTAAGGAGCAACACCCTCAGTTGGATATAAGGTTTGTCTTTACTAACCCGAATCAAAAACTATACAAGGGAGCCAAGACAACATATGGAGAGTGGTGCAAAAAACATGGATTTAGCTTTTCCAAAGGAAGCATACCAGACAGTTGGATCAGAGAGTGTCTGCATACGACATGAACCCTGTCCTTCCTGTGGATCAAAGGATAACTTAGCGAGGTATGACGATGGACACGCTTTCTGTTTTAGTATTGACTGTGATCATTATGAGCA